TTCACGGTGCCCGAGGCGGTGGCCCTGATGGGGAGCAACGGTTTGATGCTAGGCACAGGACCCTCAACAGGGACGCGGCAGGCGGAGGCACGTCGGGTGTCCAAGAATGACCGCAATACGCTGACGGGAGGCCAGTGATGGCGAATTACCCCGAGTTTCTGGGGCCTGACGGCACGTACCGGCAGAGCTACATCCTCTCTACGACCATCTCGCAGCAGTTTTTCACGGGCCAGATGCCTGCCGACACGGTGGACATGCAGGTGTCTATCCGAGGGGCAGAGTTCACTTCTGACCCGGACTACATCACCTTCGAGGGCACGAGTTTCACCATCCCCAACCCGTCGGCCTTTCCCGATGGGCTTCAGCTTCTTGCTGGGGATAATACGATCAAGATCCGGTCCACCCTCTCGGCGGGCGGCACCACGCAGGAAGCTACCACGGCGGCCTACTTGTCCCTCGAAGCGGACATAGGTGCCCTGGCAGATGCCCCGACCGGCATCCACATCGAGCGGTTCAACTCGACCGTGAAGATCACCGTCGAGGGCATCCCTGACGACTCCACTGTGGTCGGCTACCACTTCTACGCCAGCACGCAGCCGGGCGGTGGGGACGTGGGCTACTACCGCATCACCCCTGCCATGCTCATTTCCGGTGAGGCTGTGGAGGTAGAGACCAGCCTTGCTTCGCTCGATGTGGACACCGATATCGCGGTGGACACTGATGGCAATCACCTTGCTGACCCGCTGTACTTCCGAATGCGGGGGTCACAGGAGGATTCGGACGACACAGAGTTGTCGGTGGACTTCGACGAGCTGATGGAAGTGCCCGAGACGACCAGCAAGCTCCGGGTGGCGACCACGATCACGAGCGTGCAGGATACGTGGCAGTACACTTTCGAGCATGACCGGCAGGCCACTTTGGAGAGTGCCAAGCCCGCCCTCCCCCATTCGGCTTTGGCCACCGTGGCAGACAGCGACCCTCTCTACTACGTCGCTACAGCGGTTCACCTCATTGACGAAGTGGAGTTCGAGAGTTTCTTCTCGCCAGAGGTGGTTGGTTCTCCGCTCCGCATCATGCCGGAGGTGGGTTCCTTCCCCCAGGTGAGTCGGCAGAAGATGGTGCAGGCAGCCGTGCTATCCATCTACCGGAGCCAGCCCCAAGTGCGGGTGGACCCAGGCTCCGCGTTGCGAGACACGTTCCTCGACCCGTTCACGACCGAGAACGACCGTGTGCGGTTCATCATAGATTTCCTGCACAACGCCCAGAGCTTCGTCACCCTGTTGCTCATCGACGACCCTTACCTGTCGGGGGAGAGCATCGCGGTCAACCAGTCGGCCTACAAGGTGGCTCTGCGTGAGGCGTTCCACCTGACGACCGATGATGAAGTCCAGACCATCATCGACAACTGCTTCGACAAGCTGGCGAGCAACTACGGCGTCATCCGAGACGGCGGCAAGCGAGCCCGAGGCGAGGTCACCTTCTACGTCACGTCTCAGCCGACGACACCCATCACCCGGTCCATCGGCACGGGGCTGAATGGTGGGGTGTTCCGCACGACCTCGACAGCGGTAATCGTGGCATCGGGTGTGGCCCGGAACTACGACCCATCCACAGGTCGCTATTTCGCACGGGCCTACGTCCAAGCGAATGAGGCGGGGTCGGCGGGCAACGTCTCGGCTGGCCAGATCACTAGCATCGTCAACAACACACTGAACGTGCTGGTGACCAACGAGTCTCGCACCTTCGGCGGCACCGACCGGGAATCCAACAAGGACATTGCTCTGCGGGCAATGCGGGTTCTTGCGTCGGTGGACTCGGGCACGCTCCAGGGCTACGTCAACAACGCCACGAACACGGCTGGCGTGGCTCAGGTAGCTGTTGTGGACTCTGGCAATAGCCTGATGATGAGGGACATGAACGACGAGGGCAGGCACGTCGGCGGCAAGGTGGACATCTACTTGCGAGGTGAGTCCGAAGCGAAGGTCACCGATACGTTCGCCTTCTCTTTTGAGACCCGAGACCACCACCAGTTCGAGCCTGTGGGCTCGACCACCGATCTGCGGTTCCGGGCGGTGGACCCGGCTCTGTCCGAGGACAACCCGCTCATCGAGATGATTGACTTGCCAGACCTGGACATGGTGTTCGAGGATGCCACCAAGGGCTTCGACTTCGACCTGACCGACGTGGCGTACATCGCCTACGACCAGATCCAGCTCTCCCAGACCTACAATGACCCGACGGGCCACGACCTGACCGACGAGTTCCGAGGGGCCTACCGCTACCGCACATCCAACAGTTTTGTGCTGACCCGGCAGCCGGTTATCGAGGTGACCAGTTTCTCGGGCGAGCAGACGGGTGAGGTGCTGGAGGGTGTCTACGACCTGTTCCGGGCTTCGGACCCCTTGGTGCTCGGTAGGTCTACCGAGGCAGGCGACTACATCCAGGTGACGGAGCCGCTGACCAGTGGGGCGACCATCCCATCATCTACCCCCATTCAGGTGACGGGTGAAGAGCACACGATGCTGGAGAGCATCGAGTACCTGAACCAGCTCGGTGCCAATCCTTTGACGATCCAGGTCTTCAACAACGACCGGACCATTGAGTACAACGGCCCCTACTCGACCGGCACCCGCGACTTCACCTTCATTGACGGGGACGAAACGACCCCGATGGGCCTCCAGATCACGGACACGACGACCATCACGGTGGGCCAAACAGTTCTCATCGACTATTCGCATGACGAGAACTTCACCGTTGCTTACACAAGCAACGCTGTGATCAATGTGGTGCAAGAAAACATAGATGGGGACTCCCACATCACGGCTGACGCCATCGCCAAGTGGGCGGTTGAAGTTCCTGTGGACATCGGGGCTACCCTGGTCTTGCGGCCCAACAATGATGCGGACACCGTGGACTCGGCAGCCAGGACGGATTTGGCCCGCCTCTTCGGGACATTCGGCCTCGGCACCCCGGTGCGGAAGTCCGATGTAAACCGGGTTCTCGACGCTGTGCAGGGTGTGAACTATGTGGTGAACCCCCTGACCAAGATGACCCGTGGGGATGGGGCACAGGTAGTTCGGGAGGTGGTCACCACCGACACGGACAGCGACTCCGTGGCCATCAGTTCATGGTCCAGCAGCACGGTCACGGTCTACCTGCTGAACAATGCTCTGGACTCCGCCACAACCAACGCGGGCGGGGATGTCAATGAGTTCCGGGGCGTCTTCCAAGATGAGGTTCGCCTGATCCACCAGGAGACGGCACCCAACGTCAATGGCTTCCCGCTGCGGGGGACGACCGGCTCTGCCTTCATCATCGGAGCCGATGGGCTGAACATCCCTGGCTACTCGGACAACACCACCATCGAGGCGAATTACGTCCTGCCGACCGACCCGGATGAAAAGGAAGCGGACATTCTTCGCATCCGCAAGTTGCTCACGGCAGATCGGGTACTGGTGACGTACATGCCGGGCGGGGATGTGCCCGATAACCCCACCTTGCACGACTACGCCGTGACTTACGTTGTTGATGGAGATACGGGCGTGAAGAACATCGTGCCGGGACCCATCGAATACCTCGTCATCGGCAACCTGAACTTCGTGTATGACGAGGCGACCTGATGGCGACATGGATCAAGCCCTACCGACCTTCCGACCTCATTGGGGGCCGGTATCACCAGACCCCCTCGTGCATTGATTGCGAGCACTTCCGTGTGGCGGGGATGCCCAACCATATGTGTGTCGAGCACCCTGCCAAGCACATCTGGGGGTGGGGGCCTGAGATCGAGCGGAGAGAGAACGGTGAGGTCCAGGCAGAAGAGTGCCCTGAGTGGCAGCTTGCTGCTGAGTGCGAGGAGACCTGATGCGGGATTCAGTAGAGAGAGTAGCCCGAAGGTGGATGCGTCTGGCCCGCAAGGACCAGGAGAAGATCCAGGTTGCCGCTTCGATCTACACTGCTCTTCTGCGGCTCGTGAGTTCCGGTCGAGGGATGACGCTCAACCCCGCCAGGAACGAGGTGGTCATCCAGGGGAAAGCTCTGGGCTTGGGGAAGCTGACTGACAAGCTCTACTTCGATTTCAGTTCGGAGGCGGGGACGTTCTATCAGGCGAGAAAGCAGCGGGTTCACAGAGAGAAGTATTACCTGTTTGCCTCCAACTACAAGGAAGAGATCAAGAAGGAAGTCACCCGCAACAAGAAGATATTCATCCATGAGCTTGTCCACCACGTTGACGCCCTTCAGATAGGGGATGCCGCAGATAGGGGCTACAAGACCCCTGACGTAGACGAGGTGGCCTACTACAACCACTCATCTGAGATGAACGCCTTCTTTCAGCAAGCGGCAGAGCCCTTTGTGAAGCGGCACCTGGACATCGTTTCCGATTTGGAAGACGACACGGGGCCGGAAAACAAGGGCTCCAATGCTCATTTGAGTGCGGTGTGGAAGCTGAGTGACCTATCCAAAGAGAAGTGGGGCCGGTTCTTCACGACTTGGAAGCGGAGCTTTGGGGCGCAATCGAAGTTCTGGGAGACGCTGACCCCCAAGAACCAACGACGGATGCAGAAGCGGGTCTACGACCTGTTCGACAAGACCGTGGGTGATGCCAAGAGGCGTATGGTGGACCTCAAGAATCGTGGGGACACGATGGCGGAGCAGATGTAGTGGCGGACCAGCCTGCTGACAAGACCTTGTTCCCGACCCTGCTCACGCAGAACCCTGCCCCTGTGGGTGGCACGGGGCAGGACCGCATCACCACGCAGCGTGAGCAGGTGGACGCCATCATGGCGGTGTTCCTCCAGATCCTCCCGTCCAACTACGTCTCGCAGGTGACTGGCCCGTTCTACACCATTCAGTTTCAGGCAGCGGCCGAGGCCATAGCTGATTTCCAGCTCACAGCGCAGGAGGTGTTCAGCGATGCCGACTACGACTACATGCGTGGCGAGTTCCTGTACCAGCTTCTAGGCGCTCTGGTGTTCCCCGATGCTACGACGGACGGCTACCCCGATTTGAAGGGGGATCTGACCTATCGAGAGTTCCTGAAGCAGATGGTCGTGCTGCTCCTTCAGGGGGCGACTAAGGACACGGTAGAGGGTGGCTTGGAGCTGTTGTCAGACGCCACCTTCACCGTAATCGAGAAGGTCATTGAGGCCCGGCACGCCACGAAGAAGGTTTGGAACGACGAGATGGGTCGGTACGACACCGTGCCCGGTTCTGCCTGGGGGTTCGACGACCAGTTCGAGTTCGAGGTCAACGCCTCATACACGGACCCGACTACTGGGATAGAGCGGTTCCCCGAGGATCCCTTCATCCTTCAGGAGAACGTCCGTATCGTGATGCGGGCTTTGAAGCCTGCCCACACGATCTATGAGTACCGCAACCTCTTCACCGAGGTCTTCGGCAGCTTTTTCTCGGCCAGTTCTTCTTGGGATCTGTCGAACTACTACTACGCGGACTTCCGCAAGTTCTGCTGTGGGGCTAAGAATGTCGCTGGTACGGCAGGCGTGACCTGGACCGACAAGAGCCTCTTCAGCGACACGGATCGGGAGTTCGACCAGATCGCTGTTGGTGCCGAGTTGGTCGTCATCTCCGGCCCCAACAGCATCAATGCGAGTGCTACCGACCGTGGGGAATTCGGCCGTTACCGGGTGAAGGACGTGCTGGCGTTTCCGCTGGGGACGGATTCGACGCCGAGGGCGTATACGACCAGTCCTTCCGGGTTTGTCGGCAAGGCCACGGTGACGGCAGACGTGATTGAGGACACTGACTCCATTGGTGTCCTGGCCAACAACTTGCTGAAGGTCACGAACACGACTTCGGTTCGGTTCTTGGCAGGCGAGTTCTTCATCCGCATCTCGACCGACCTCTTCACGCCGGTTGGGGTGTTGGCCTTCAGTGCCGACCCAGGCAGTGGCAGCGGGGTCGAGTACCTGACGGCCATTTCGGGCAGCGACCCTGTGGGCCGGTTGAAGTTCGGTTCCCAGCTCCTCATCGACTACGCGGATGCGGCGGTGGCCTACGTTGGGGACTGGACTTCAGCGGTTGAGGGGGAGGCTTTGACCTTCACCGAGGGGCTGAACGCCGGGACTTACCGGCTCAAAACTTTGCTTGGGACAAATGGTGGCCTCATAGGCGGGGCCACGGGGCCTGGAACGAAAGTTCGGGTCTCCCACAGCCTGATTCGGACGGAACGACGGATGAAAATAGCGGCGACTGGCCAGCAGTACACGGTGGTTGTAGACCGCTTGGGTGTGCAGGAGCCACGTTCCGTAGATGCCGAAGACGCTAGTAGCTACTTCGTCGCTTAGAGTGCCTATACCCTGGAGCTTGGTGAGGGCCTAGCGACCCACGGAGGGATAAATGCCTGCGGTTATCACGAGTGCTCTGTTCGATTCGCCCGGTGGTGCCCCCGTTGGTGTGGCGGCGATAAACAGCCGAGACGATCTGCAACTCGGCTATCAGGTGGCCCTGAACTCTGTTCATACGGCCAGCAGTTATTCGTGGTCCTTGAGCTTCGCCTCGGACTCGCCGGGTTCTGCGGCATCTCCGTTTGATGGTACGCAGTCGAATTCTGCCCTGCTTGCGCCCCTCGGGAGCACGAGCCGGACTGCCCTCTTCAACGTGGACTATGATGGGGTGTACCTCATTCGTTTGACGACGGATGTTGGTGTGACTGGTGTTGAGGACACGCAGTTCGTCCGCTTGAGGGTGCTGACCATGTTCGGCTCTCTCAAACTCATCGCGGCAGGCGAGCGGCGTGACGAGAATGGTGTCATTCCGGTAGATGCCACGCCAGAGGGCTGGACGAACGATCAGAACGCTAATGTCCAGCGATTGTCCATTCTTCTTCGGCGGTTGTCGCACACTGGGCGTGTCCTGTTCGTGGATTCTAACCGTGGACGGGACATCGCGAACACCCCGGACGATTACGACACCGTGATCTCCATCCCTGGCCCAGATACTGCTCAGCCAGTGGCGACGGGGATCAAGCTGCGGGCTCTGGCCCATGGTGATTTCTCGACCATTAACGAAGCCATCACCTACGCTGCGGCAGCAGCAACACGGGGTGAGGCGGCCCTGAGTCGAGCGGAGCCCTACTTCATCGTGGTGCGGAAGGGTCTCTACAATGAAGACCTCGCCCTCCAGAGCTTCATCCACATCATCGGGGACGACACGCCGATCAATGACGAGATGAACTCCCTTGGGCTGTCCACCGAGAACGTGACAGTGCGGACGGTGAACGCGGGTGGTGTTGGTACGCACTCCTACAACCCTGGGGGGCTGGCCACCGCTCACGAGTGCTTCCTGTTCAACCTGAACTTGGAAGGCACCGCGACCACGACCCTGCCCGTGCTCCGGCAGTACGGCGGCTTGCTCAAGCTGTACCGCTGCACCGTGGATCAGAAGGGTGACTCAGCTACCCAAGGCGAAGCCCTCCGGTGCGTTGTCTCGAACATCCTCCACATTCCACAGCTCTGGCTGGAAGAATGTCTGATCAATACGGACGCCACGACAGCTAGCCGTGTGGCTTTGCGGGTGGACGCCATCGGCTCTACCTGCGTCATGGATAGGACGAAGGTTACGGCGGCGGCAGCCAATGCGGTGCTGACCAATGAAAGTTTGTATGAGAACTGCGACTTCTATTGCCGGGACAATTCCCTGATTAGTGGGTTGGTCGGCTACTACGGTTATAGCTCTTCGCAGACGTTCATTCACAGCCATGCTGTTTCTGGTACGACTACACCCGCTATCACGGTGGAACCTTTCAGTGGGGCTGCCGGTTCCAAGACAGGTAACGTGGCAGTAGCCCTGTCGGACATGCACGTCTCTCATGATGTGTCCTTCTCCACGGCTGGTGCAGCGGGCACTACCAGCTTGGAGATGTCGAATGTTCGGAACGACCAGACGACGGGCGGTTCCCACGTCTTGTTCCCTGACGCTCCTGGTGATCTGCCTGATACCTACTACCCCCACCTTGATTCGGAGACGATCCGATACGTTGTTGACCACTTTGACCCACTACTTGGTGTAGCGGCATCACCGACCATCCCTGTAGCTAATCGGCTCAACCGGGAGAATGTGCAAGAGGTCATTGACGCTATCCAGTTAGGTGCGTTCCCAATAGTAGGGGCTCCCTTCTGCTCGCTGGATTCTGCTTACGATGGCCTTTCTACTCTTACCCCCCCTACTCCGGGTCCAGGGTTGGGTCGCCGCATCATCGCGACAAGCGGTGCTGTGCAGGTCACGGGTGGTACGGCACCGTTTGGGGTGGATGACGAGTCGAAGCCGGGTGGTATCCAGGCAGAGGGCATCATCGACATCGGTGGCCTTATCAACGGAACGGCTGGGCAGACCATTGCTGATGTGGGTGGCAGCGAAATCCACCTGAACCCCAACATGATGGGGGTCGGCCCCTTCATCAGTCTCGGTCGAGCCGCTTGGACAGGCGGGGTCCTGGGTGGGGACCGAGGCTTCGGTGGAGCCGCCATCGTCGCCAACTACTCCGGCAGTGTGGGTACGGAAAATTCGTACAACTTACACCTTCGCACGAACTCGGGTCGTGCTTCTGGTACAGGCAAGCTCGGTAACATCTACGTCGTCGCTGGCTACATTCAGGACTCCACCAGTGGGGATGACCCAGGTGATGTCCACATTGTCGCTGGCGGCACGGTGGTCAATGGTGGGACGCCCGGTGATGTTTTCATTGCACCGGGTACTGAGGCTGGCGGCACAGGCGGGGTCGTCTGGATCTGTGGTGCGGGCAGCCGGACGTGGGCTTCGGTGCCTGCGGTCAATGCCTACGTCGGTAACGTGACGGGTGACGCATTCTTTGGCACCCCAACAGGCATCCAGAGCTTCACGTTTACCAGTGGGCAGAATATCGCAGCAGCTATCGCCGTGTTCAACGCCACGGCTCGCGGGTTCGTAGCGTCCGAGGCCCCAGCAGGCAAGATCACTCTCACGAACGAGGACAACACCGCTGGGGATATTGTCTACGTCGGTGACACGACGAGCGGCACACTCAACACGTCCCTGGGCAACTTCCTGTCGTCGGATGTCACTTTTGTTCCTGGTACTTACGGAGATGTCGTCGCCTTGGATGTACCTGTAGCTGATCGGCTCCGGGTGAATGGTGACCTCGAAGTCACGGGCGTTATCATCGCAGGCGGTTCCGGCTACACGCAGGTAACTTCCAACACCTGGACCGATATTGTAGGTACGATCCACACGGTGGGCGTGGTCTTGAATGCAACCATCGACACCATCCTCCTTCTGGACGCCTCGTTGGTTTCTTACGGGCAGAACATCGTCATCAAGGACGAAGCCGGTTTGGCTAACAACATCGCTGCCCCAGCCGGGCAGAAGATCACCATTTCGGATATAGGTGCCCCCACCATCGACGGAGCCGCGACATTGGACATCATCACGTCTTTCGGCGCGGTGAAGGTCTACAAGAACGGTAACGGCAACTGGTCGGTCTTCTAATTGAGAGGGTGACTGATGGCCTGGACTCCACCGACGAACCCCGAAGACAGCTATGAACTGAGCGTCTTCGGGTTTGGCCCCTTCCCACTACCGGGGGAGTCCGTAGATGTGATCCCACCGCACCCTATGAATGGGGGCTACGGGGGCTACGGGTTCTTGTCCGACGGTACCGAGGACGGGGGTGGGTCTCCCTATGGCCTGGGCTCCTACGGCTCCCGTTGGTTTTCACGTCCAGTCGTCAACATCTCTGGTGGTTACGGTGGTTACGAGTATGGCCTAAGCGGCTATGGCTCGACTGAGGTGACCCCTCCCTACATCTCATCAGCCATATCGCTCAACGGTTACGAAGTGGAGATCCATTTCTCTGAAGAAATGGACACGGACAACCCGGCTCTGACGGATCCAACGAGCTACACGCTGGAGACGGTCATGGGGGCCGCCCCTGCAACCGCCGTTTCGGTCGTTATTGGGAGCTTGGGTACCGTTGTGGGGGCGACTTCGGTTGTTCTCACACACTCGGGCACGACTCTGGGTGGCATCTACAGGGTTCATGCTGTCGGGTTGACGGACATCGCTGGCAACCCCATTGGCGACATCGACATCTCGTTCCTCACTCAGGGTGAGCCGCCTGCCGTGGTGGCCGCCCTGGCGGCCCCGGACGCTGGCAATGAAGTGGTGGTCACCTACAGCCACGACATGCTGGCGAACGCCGGGGGCTACATCGCCCTGGCGTCCTACGAATTCGACTCGGGCACCTACCCGGTTGATGTGACTCCCTTGTCGATCACGGTGGACGGCCTCCAACAAGTGACCATGGTGGTCCAGGGGATGACCTCCATCCCTTATGAACTTCTTGTTGGTCCCTCCTTCGCCTTCTCGTTCAACACCACGGATGGCCTCGAAGGCTGTACCCGCACCGATACAGGTACGGGCACGGTGGTCGCAGCGATGGGCTACCTCGTAGTCAGCAGGTTGAAGAACCTCGCCTTCGCGATGGAGTGGCAGGACACTAGCGGAACCATCACCCCGTTGACCTCAACCTTGCGGGCGGACTGCACCTTCGACTTCAGTGCCGCCACTTACAGCCCTGCACTCTCGACGTTTGTTTCCCCGGAGGTGTGCGACATCACGATGCAGGACGGTGTGCCGGGCAACGGTTTGCTTGTTCGGTTCACGCTCCAGCAGAGCATCACCGGGGCGGATCAGATCCGCCTCCGGTCGGGCACCTTCGACGTGGTGGTGGACGCCACTTGGTCGAACGCGAGCCACGTTCTTTCATTCGTGCGGAACATGCAGGCGGGCATTGTGACCTTCCTGCTCGACGAAGCTCCACTCACGTCTACGCTAATCGCCAACGTGGATGGGAACCCAGACACGCAAGTGGGTGTTCGCCTCGCTCTGCTCGATGGTGGATGGGATGTCAGTGGTGTCCGGGTGGCAGGTTGCTTGCTGTCCAGCAGCACGACCGTCTTCTCGGCGGCGTGGAACTTCATCCACGGCACAACTACTTCCTTCACAGGTTCTTCTGTTCTTGCCCGAGACACGTTGCTGACGGATCGTGGTCCTCTGGTTAAGGGCTGGGGCGATGCAACCCCAGCTACAGATCAGGACGTGGAAGTCCGTATAAATGACGTGGCAGTCGTCATCGCTTCTGTGAACCCATACATCGGTGAGATCACTCTGGCTGTCCCCGTGCCGCTCCTCCCTGTAGGGACGACAAGCGTGGAGGTGGACTACCAGTGGTTCAAGTCGCCCACCATGGAGTTGGCCGGGCTCAACACCGAAGGGCTGGTGCTCAACAAGTTCGACTGCCCTCATCGTGGTCACCACGACCCGGCAGCTCACGGCGACCAGATCCAGACGCTCCCCGATTACCCCAAGGGTGCTCCTGACATCACCCGCTTCCCCATGAGCATCGTGCTCGGGCCGATAGACCGGACTGAACCGCTCTACATCGGCCACAGGTACATGGGATTCAGCCTGACCTACTCCGCTCTGCTCAACAGCCCAGACACCTTGCTGCTCAACCAAGCTCCGGGCAGGGCCAGCGTCCCAGGCTTCGAGCGAGAGGTTTCCGGGGTCAGCGTCGCCTATGAGGGGTTGGTCAAGCCCATCGAAGCAGCCCCCGCATGGGCTCTGGATGGGGCCGACTACGGTGGGGTAGACCACGACGGGACCACGGGACTGGATCTCGGAACGCTCACGGTCATCGACCCCAACATCAGTTCGTTGGGGTCGGGCCTGTCGGCTACCACCATGTACCACCGAGGGGTGGACTTGTCCTTCCCGTCCAGCATCAACTTGGTGGCCCGGTTCCATTTCTCCGATGTGCTGTTCGATACGGACTACCCTGCTCCGTTGAGTCCGCCGAGCACCCTGGTGCAAAGTCCTGAGTTGGATGGCGTGTTCACAGGTGTCGGCTTCGGTATCCACGATAATCGCTATCTCTACCTCGCAGGTGTTCTGAAGGTAAACGGCGTCTACCACGTCGGCCTGTTGCTCGACCCCAAGCGAGTTCATGAGTGGGAATCCTGGGAGATTGGCCCGGCGGCTACCCTCACGGCGACTTCGCAGACAACAGGAACCTTTACATCGGGTTCAATACCGACGGGCTTCACGGTAGGCTCCCGTCTCCAGCGGCTTGAGGGGGATCAAGCAGGTGTCTACACGGCAACGGCTGTAGCAACTGCCTGCGACGGCACAACCACGGTGACCTTCTCCCCAGCTCTCCCGGCCCCTTGGGATACTTACGGCAATAAGTACATCGAGGTGGTCTTTGAGACAAACGTGGCGGACAAGCCGTTTACTTATCGCCTCGACATAGACACCGATCAGCGGGTGGCAGAACTTCGTATCTCTGGTGAGACGGGGGGCGTGGCGGCTTCTATCGTTTCCGACGTACCCGCTCTCCCATCAGCATCAGAAATGACTCTCCAGCTCCCTGCGGAGATCGTGGGTCAAGCGTTCTGGGGTTCTCTGAGCCGTCAAGCGGCTTCCAGGGCAACTTGGTCTTTCATTCGTTACAGCGTAATTCCCGATCAGGTGTTCATTCAGGGGCATGTAGTCTCCAACTCGACAGACATGAGCGTTCTCCCTGAGAACAATCCGTTGTCCGAGTGGTGGCCCACACAGACGTTCGGAACGGCAGAAGTCTTGGCAGCGGACATTCTGTTGCTGAAGGCCACGTCTGCGGACACGGCAGTCGCCATGTCCTATGGCTACGCGCGGGTGGAGCCTTTCTTTATCCCCGACACCATCCTTGATTTCAGCACGACGTTCCGGCTCGACACGACAAGTTCTGGCCGAGGGCTGGGATTGAGGTTTGACGACACACAGAGGCGGGTCGAACTGAAGGCTCTGCTTATCAGGGAGAACCTGTCTGTAGACGCCACCTTGTACCGGGGCATCGTAAGCCTGCCCGCAGTGAGCCTTGCGGGCCTTGTGTCGCCCGAGAACATGGGGTGGGCAGTTCCACCCGGTTCTACGCTTACAGGCTCTCACGAGGGCTCACAGCTCGTCACACGGCAGACTACGACCAACCGAGGGCGGTGGACCAACGACATCGACTGGGGAGTCGCCACCGACCTGAGCATCGTCCGTGAAGATGTGGGTCGAGTTCTCGAAGCCCGGCTAGATGTGAAGGCCCTGACCCCCAACGCGAGCGGGGACTCAGGCATCATCTTCGGTTGCCAGTTGGATGCGGCAGCCGGGTACGCTGTTGTCCAGGTGGAGGTGGCAGGAACCTCCGGCAACGAGGTTCTTCGTTTGCGGACGGCTACCGGGGTTCCGGTAGCCTCTTACGTCTACGACTGGACGGATGCTCCTCACACCTACCGGGTCCTCATTGACCGGCTGGCCAACACCGTTACTTTGCTCGTTGACGACGTGGTGCAGGCCCCCCCAGCGGCCTTCGCCAGTTTCTCTGGTGGCGTCAACAACACGCAGGCGTTCTTCGGCAGCACGGGCCGGGACAGCAACGACCTCCACGACCCGACCATCATGGCCGAGGTCGAGTGGCACTCGGTTCACTGCCACGCTCTCGCCCCTGCCGACTTGGTGCGGACGTTGGGTGTGCTAAGGGGAACGCAAGAATCCCTCGACACCCTGGACATCAACAACTACGAGCTGCCCCGCACCGACTCATCCCCCAACCAGAACTCCTGGCAGGTTGGACCGGCTATCGAGTGGTGGGACTGGCGTTCGGACATCGAAGTTCAAGCCTATCGGGATCCAGGTTGGGGCATCACCATCCTCCGGCCGGACCTCCCGCTGACTCCTGGGGTGTCTCCGCCTTGGTATGTGGCTGGCGACTCGGTGACGGGTCCGACGGCTGGTTGGATCAATGTCGAGTACGTCGAGTTGCCCCGCAGTTCGGGTGGCGACCTGGGGACGATTGAGTGGGGCTCGCTAGATACGGACGCCATCACGCAGTCCCGCTGGGATGCTGTCAGCTACCAGCTCTCGCGGCATCCAACGACGGACCTCATTGCCCCCGAGCACATGGTCCTCAACCAGTACAACATCGTCACGTCTGGGGAGTTGGGCCAAGACCGGGTGATGGAGACGGTCGCTGTCCAGACGATGGACACGACCCGTCTGACCCTGTTGCCGACGCACCTGTACGCCGACACGATTTACAAGATTGTGGACGGCACGACCATCTGGACAGAGGGCCACTGGGCATTCGACCAGGATGCCCAGCTCATCACCCTTCTACCGGATCCCTTGACGGGTGTAGCCCGTGAGTTCTCATCCCCGCACGCCAACGTCACGGTTCTGTTCATTCCTGGCCTCCCGGTAACGAGCACCTATCTGGAGGACCAACCGCTTCTTGATGGGGTGACGCTGCTCAACGCAGGCACGCCTCCCTACCCAAAGAGTCAGGTGTCCGCCACATCATCCGACCCCCTATATGATGAACTGGAATTCATCGAGGTGGACAATGATGGGGAGACCGGCATCATCGCTTCCATCTGCGAAGGTGGCCCCGGTGAGGGCTTCTCCGGTCTGGCGACCGACGAAGGCGAGTTGGTCTACGACTCGGATGGTAACCCCACGGGCGATTACGTGGGCTTCCCTGTCGGTGCTGAAGTATTTCACTTCAGCGGGACGGAATTCTGGCAGGACGCCAGCGGCCTTTCCATTGCACAGCCCGACTGGCAACAAAAGGGCAGCAGTTCCTTTGGCAACGTCCTGTTCGCCTCTGGCGGCGACTTCTTTTCCACAGTAGCGGCAACAGGTGCTTTGGTCGCTAATGGCGGCAACTTGGGTCCGGGTTCCGCCGTGCTCCACCCGTCCTACCCGGCTTGGGGACCTGTGGGCGGGGATCAAGGTCGCATCTACCGTAGGGTTGAGGGGGTACTGTACGACACAGTGACCCACACCATAACCAACTTGATTTTCGAGCCGTTCTGACCCGTTATCCAGCCTATCCCCAACAGAAGTAGAACAGGCCCGACCATAGGAGCTATCCGTATGGCCCACAGCGAACGAATGAAACGGGCAAACCAGCAGGTCAGAATGGGTCTGAGTGTGCAGCACGCAGACTCGGGTATCCGCACCTGCAAAGGAACCTTCATTTTCGATATGCGGGATGCCGCCACAGGCGAACAGCTCGCGTATTTCGAGAAGGACAACATCATCACGCTCGACGCTGGCCTTGCCGCTGCGGCCCACTTCAAAGGGGACCTGACAGGCGGGTTGAAGATGTTGGCGGTGGGGACTGGTGCCACGGGTGCCATCCTTTCACCGGATGCTCCGACGAATGAACAGCGGAAGCTGAACACCGAGTGTGCAGTGGGGGGCCGGAAGCTCTTTTCATCCTCGACTTACCGTACTGCGGCGGGTGTGGCGGTCAGCTACCGAACGAACATCGTGGATTTCACCACGACATTCTTGGAGGCGGACGCAGTTGGGGGACTGAACGAGATGGGCCTTTTGGTTCCGCTCTCGATCAACCCAGCGTCCAAGAACCCGGTGGACAACGGGGCGGGGACAACCACCGCTTATGACCCCACCATCGACATGAGTGGTTACGACCTGATGGTCAACTACTTGACGTTCAGCGTCCTGAGCAAACCTTCCACGGCGATCCTCGCGATAACATGGCGGCTGAGTTTCTAGGGGGCGACTGATGGCGGTCAAGGACCACACACAGCATTTTGATGGGGTCCAGGTAGCACCCACCCCTATCGCCTTGCGGGTGCCAAACACGGTATCCCGATCAGCGGGTACGGGTGAACGGGCTTTCCTCGGCGTCATCTCGGAGTCCGGCAAGCCGGTTCTCGATGTAGAGCTGAACCTGCACCAAGACGTGCAGTGGATGGACGACTACCTCCTTCGCCGTTGGCAGACGCCTTCGGGCTGGCTTCGGGGAAGAACCCATCACGACGCCTACTGCGACTGGTCCTTGGAAACTGCTCCGGGGACGTTGGCGGACAGCTCCGCCAGCACGGACCCCGCAGGCCCCGGCACCTATATCACGACGGGTGTGCTGACCGGCTCCGTGGTGCTTCCTCGGCTCGAAGCAGTGGTAGCGGGGCACCCTGTGGTCGTGGAGTACACGAACACGACGACGGCTGGCTACAACCTCATCGGTCTGACTGATGCAAAGGTCTATGACGGCACCACTGCCACCGTGAAGCGGACGGACATGCTGTTCTTGGAGGTCTGGCAAGCCCTTGTGGCACCGTCTCCCTTCGCTACTGGCTCGCTCCAAGTGGTCACCGTGGGCGGCATCACGGCAGGCGATACAATCAACGTCAACGCCACCCCGCTGACGGCGACGGCAGGTGCTCCAGCAGCCGATCAGTTCCAGGTTGGGATCACGGCGGATATCACAGCGGCGAACATCACGGCAGCCCTCAACCTTGGGACCAACTCGTTCACCACCATCATCTCCGCAAGGACCGTGGCTGACCGAGTTTTCCTGACAGCCGCCGTCCCTGGTGCTGGTACTGCCCCGTTGTCCTCGGGCAACTTCGTTACCTTGTCCGTCACGGTGGTCAATGCTGGTTGTATCGTGGTCTCAGGTGCCACGCTGACAGGCGGGGCCAATAGGCCAAACAAGCCTTCCACGGGACAGGGGCAGATTTTCAGGCATGGCAACGTGATGTCGCCCTCTGCTGTGTGGCTCGATGACGAGATGGTCGACCCGACTATCGCTCTGGAGAGCAGCCAGCGGGTTCAGGTGCAGTACCGCATCCGGTCTACCAGCGACGCAGAGGCCCTGAACTACAAGAAACACCCCGACGGGTTCTCAAACCTGATTGCGGGTGGTGGTCCTCTCGCCGCCGCAATTTACGCTCAGGGCAACCGTGCTATTCCCGTGTGGAATGGCAACCCTGCTGGCGACACCCTCTCCTATCCCTTCGTTCCGGCTGACCAGACGAGCACATGGCTCGATACCTCTGCCGTGTCCTATGGGTGGGCGGATGATGGCCTCTACGTGGCAGGCGACGGGTCTGAAGCAGCGGCACAGGCTCTCGGGGCTATCGACGGTTTCGTCTACGCCATCCCCATCGCCTTTGTGCATCGGCACAACGACGCCAGCGACCCGCTTTGTGCAACCAAAGGTTTTGGTCCAGCGGCCAACACCAACGGTGCCCCAAAATATGGTCACGTTGGCTACAACAACGCGGAAATGGGCGTTGTTGTTGCGGCGGGACTTTCTGACCGCCCCGACAACCATTTCTGTGATGTAATCACGCAGGAGAATCTTCTGGATCTCCGACGGCACGTTGTCCCGACTGGGATGGATCTCGCCGCCGAGTTGAAGTACCAGATGCAGAGCCTCCTCGATGGGAACCTGCGAACTTGGTCGGTGGACACCGCCAGCAAGCAGACCCTCGGCGGGGACTCCGGCGACATGAGCACTCGCTACCTCATCTGCAACGAGATCGGCCGTACCGTCGCACAGGGGGGTGCGGCACCTGATTCTGGTGAGAGTACCGACAAGGGCGAGCTGATTCGCAGTTATGACCACGTTGCTCGCCGTTTCGGAGATCAGCCCATTGTGGAGCGGGTGCTTATTGGTTTCTGGCCGGGAGACCGGGCCGGACCCCCCGTGGTTCCGGGCTCGAACAACGCGGGCAAGTACGTCGTCAAGGCCGGTGGCGTCACGATGACGGACACTTGGTACGAGGGGGACGTGCTCAACCTCAACTTGGGAGACCTGAACATCACGACGTTGGGCGGGCTGTTCGATAGCAGGCCGGGTGCTGGTACGGGTGGCGGCCCCTCGTTGGCTGCACTGAACTTCACCGACGTAGCCCCTGCGGGCACGGTCATCACCGACGTGCTCAACATCTGGCATGACGACGGCCACTATGACACGCCGACCAACCAGAACGTGGAGATGGGCATCGTGAAAGGGCTGGGGACGACCCATCTGGAGGTCACCCTTGACGCCAACGACACGGCGACGACAGAAGGTCAGGACATTGCGGGGGCGAACATCGAGCACAAGATGGTCGGCTCCGACGTGAGTGGGGCTCCCCCCGTGGCTCCTGCGAATGTTGGGTCGCCTCGCCGCATCTTCATGGAGGTGGAGATCACCTACCCTGTAGGGGCGGGGACGACCGACACCCCTGACTACGATGTGGTACCGGACGCGACGATCTACTCGGATGCGGTGGCCCTCGTCACTGGCCCCGGCCCACTCATCGAGAATGATGACACCCGGCGACCGGATGACTTTGAGAACCTGTTGGCAGCCCGTTATCGGGCTGCCTTCCGCGAGATTCAGAGTGAGTACGTTGCCAACGACGCCATCACCATTGCGTCCCCACTTGTGGGGACGGCGATTGGGGTCGTGACCCCAGAACAGATTGTCAGCACGGAGCGTTCATTGTTGCGGTTCCCTCGCCGGGTGTGGGGCGATGCTCTCGGAACAGGACTCGCTGTCAACGACATCCCTGGTGGGGTCATCATGGTGGTGGATACAGCCCTGTCTGAATTTGGGTCATCGTCGCGGGAGGTCCATCTTACGGGTTTGCTCTCGGGTGTAGGGCACACGCTCTGTGGCGTTCAGTATTTCGCTCAGGACCCGCTTCCGAACTACGGGCCAAATGGGGCTGGTTACCAGATCGCCTACTACTTCCGCTCGAATGCCCCTCAGACGGCAGGCACGAAGGAAGGCGACATCACCTCGGCGGGTGACGGCACCTTGCCCACAACCCTCACGATAGAGCCGCTGATCTCCAGCCAGAGCGTTTGGTCTGGTCAGGTCGGCATGGGTGGTCACGAGAAGGGCTATCCCTATGCAGCTCCGCTCGACCAGATCCCTCTGAACGATGGGACTACAATTCCGGTGGCTCCCCAGGAGATCAGCGGGACAACGGAAGAATGGTACTTCTCTGCGACAGCAGAGATGGCTATCAGCGACTTCGATGTCGACACGGGCCTTATCAACTTGCACGCCTTCGTACAGCAAGACGTGCAGGGCGATGCTGTTTTTGGTGGCTCGGCTAATGACGAAAAGCCCCGTAAGGACGCAGAGTTCAGGGCTTACTATCCGTTTGCCGATGATTCTTCGTACCGGCCAACCGTCATGGCCCAGCATTTATCGGGTGCGGTGCGGCACAAGTGCTTCACGCCTTTCCTTGCGAGGGCGGCTGAAGATGTGGCGGGTGTGGACGGGGGCCTCCTGTTCCGCAAGTCGGAATTGTTGCTCATCGTCCTGTCCCGGTTCGCTGAACTGGACGACGAGAACAACGTCCGCTTCGAAGACCCCATAGCGGACAACCGGACCTTGGCTGCGGTCTACCGCACCCGCAACCTTCTTCTGACCGTTGGAGACCGGACATGCCTGTAATCCGCAATCCGGGCAGCCTGAGCACTGGGCATGGCAAGTCGGCTGCTGACGAGAAGGCCACACGGCCATCGCTCACGGGCACGGCTCTTTCCGGGGCCGGTCCCAACATCGGGACCATCGTTGACGAGAACCAACCGTCCCTGCCGGAACAGCCGGTTATCGAGTCGGTGAACGCTCACGTAGACGACCCGAAGGCCGCTCACACGGCCAAGGCCATTGCCTTCGTCGGTGATTCCGAGATTCTTTTCTCATCTCACGTCAAAGGTGCGGTGAATGAGCTTTTCGGGACCGTTATGCAGCGTCCCCCGATGCTGGGCGAGTGGTCTCCCTTCATCGCCATGTCGGGTGTCCCCGATTGGGGATACTTGAAGCTACGGGATGGTGGTCTGGAGAACTATGGCGCGCTGACCTTCACCGATGCCACGGTGCAGAACGACGCCAACGTGTTCCCATACTTGTTGCAAAATGTGGGTCCTGCCATCGACACGGCAACGACGACCAACGAGTTCAGTACCATTCCAATGTCCGACCCTCATTCGGACTTCTACTTCAACAGCGGAGCTGAGAGCCTTACAGAGCCCGGTATGGGTTGGGGTCGCGCACACATCGGGGCCTACACCCGTGATGGGAATGTGGGGCCTGCCCCCTTGCCCATTTACCGGAGTGCCCGGCTCTACCCCCGGCCCACCGGCATAGATGGCACAACAACCCGGCCCTATCGTGTTCCGACCACCGTTTCTGGCACCATTTTCCCGGCTGACCGGGGTGTGCTGGCTCTGATCCACATGGCCCCTGACACGGCAGGCGATGCAAAGACCACTTTCCTCGCCCAGCCGCTCATCTCTGACGAGACGGCCCCTCTGGACCCGCAAGGTCGGGTGGTGGCGGCGCTGCTAGTTGGTACTGGGCTTCTTGGCGGCAATCTTGGCGGCAAGTGCAGCGAGTTCGGCACCTGCACCGGCGACAACACTTGTGACGGAAGCTCTGGCGGCGTTTTCACGGTAGGTGTGGATGCCGACGGCAAATCCGACTTGTTCGCCTACCCAGGTAGGGCTACAGGCCAGTACGACTTGGCGGAGATCCACAGTGGCGTGGATGCGGCAGCAAATCCTTTGCGGTCTCCCTGGGACGACTTCAACGCCTCGGGCACACCCGGCTCAGCCCGTGGTACCGCTGATGTAGTCCCGGCTCCGGGTCAGGTCCGTCTCGGCACTGATCCGAGAGCAGGCGAGACCCCAGTAGCCTACGGAATTCCGATTCTTGGCGGGACTGCGGCTTCTTACGACGTGGCACCTACGGCACAGAGTGGCAGCTTGACGTTGCCCATTCATGGTGACGCCATTGTCAACACCAACAACTTCTTCCGTTACCGCTTACCTGCCCTCAAGGACTATTCGCAGGCAACCGGGTTGAAGTGGACTCCTCGTGGAGAGGCAGCTACCACCACGGCGGAAACGAATCGCTACTTCGATGTGGCGACGAACTCGGCTCCGCTCTACCCGGATGGTTCTGCTGTGGGGGCCTACTGGACCGTCGCCGGGATGTACGACGAGTTTGACGACGACTACACCACTTGGCAGATTGCTCGTTACCGACAGACTTTCTTGATGCCGTCCATCGAGTTGACGGGGAGACGGGAAGAAATCGGCTGCTACGTGCTCATCCACTTCAAGACCGAAAAGGACTTCGAGCGGTGTGTTCGTGATGGTGAATTCCCGTGGGCTGTGGCCGACCCCTACGAGGTCTACGGCGTCTCACTGGTCGAGGACCCCGAAGATGTGGACAACGTAGCGAATCCATGGCTGGCGGCTACGGCTCCGGTCCCGCCCAATGGCCCGGCTCCGTTGTTTGGCTACAACGCGAACTCATTCCACAACGTGCGTAGTCGCATCACCATGGACCCGGCTGGTACAGCATTGCCAGCAGTCTCCGTTTCGGCAATGAATTGGTCTACGCAGGCGAGTCCGACGACTGATGCCATCGTGTGGGTTTCGGGCGTGGCTTACTTCACGCCGAGAATTTCGGACACGGGGGTTTCCAGCTTCGTTATCAGCCAGTGCGACATCAGCCTCGCCGCTGGCTTCTGGACTTCGTACCGGACTGACCAGCGCGATACTCATAAGTACAATGGATCCAGTCTCGTGGCGTCGCAGAACCCGGTCATGGTGGCGACAGCTCCTTGGGGCTACGAGACCCTGACTTCGATGACGGTGCCTGCTCACTCCAACCCTGCGGTTGGGTTCATTCCGAGCACCGACTACCAGCTCGACTGGCGGCTCGAATTTCCGATCACGCACCTCGGCTATACAGGCGGCAACCCTTTCTACGATACCAATGCCCCTCTTGATGCCGACACCTTGGACTTGTTGCTGCCCTCGAACATCGTCCTGGTCGGAGACGTGGACGACCCGTCTTTCAGCCGCAATGCTGAAATGCGGGCTCATTTCCGCCGTCCGATGAACCACATTGCAGCGGACGACGTGAACCTGCCCTACACGGCGGCAGACGGACACGGCCAGATTCTTACCCACGTCACGTCGGGCACGGTGCTGATGCACACGTCCCTGTTTGATAAAACCAATCAAGTTGGGGCTTTTGGCAACTACGTCGTGGCGGCTACGGGTAGCCCTGTAAACACATCATATGCAGCCCTGAGCGGTTCCGCGAAGGACACATCTGAACGATTCCTTGACGAGACGTACCGCTACACCCCGCTTTTCGATGTGGCTTTGGATGTTTCTTACGGGGCTGGTGCATATCAGGCTTTGAATGGGCCTGGAATGCAGGGGTGGGCTGGTGGTCCTTTGGAGTGCCCAACTCGTATTTCTTTGGCATCAGCGGCGGGGCCTTGGGATTCTCAGTCGTGGTTACTGATGGAAATGCACTTGCTGGATCAGACAGGCGTGAATGCAGCTTCCGACAGCCTCCAGGTGGCCGGTCTACCTGACCGCAATCCTGCGATTTCGGCTGTGGCGACAATGCCTTTCCCCTCGGCCGGTATTCTCCAGTACCCGCAGATCGACTACTCCACCAGTCATGTGCCCGTCACGGTGACGCACATGACGGAAGTGCAGCCGGACTACTCGGCGGCGAGTGGTGTCCGCACGTACCTTCGTTGCCTGGATGCCGCTTTCGTTCATAGTTCTGACCCTGTGGTTGCTGCTGGTCAGGCGTTCATCACGTTGCGACTAGACGGGGTGACTCTCACGGACATCGGCCATATGGCTCCTGGTCCTGGCGGCCTGAGCAACACCCGTCTCGCTGTCGAGGTCAAGGTCCCAGGGCTCACGACCTGGATGGATGCTGGACGGCAGGACGGAGCAGGCCCGAGCAAGCAGGACCCCGTGTTGGACGGGGCTGGTTGCCTCATACTGGGAGATGAGACGTACACTTTCACGGACCCAGTTAGCGGTTACAAGGGTTGCTACCTGAAGGTCCATGTCGGGCCAGTAGCATCCTTGTTTGTTAGTTCTGCGGTGGTTGCCGCCTACACATCTGGTTCGCCTTCTGGTGAAGTTCCGGTGTTGGTGCGGATACGGGCGAATAGTGACACGTCTCGGTACAACCTGGAGAAGGTCAACACGGGGACGGGGACATTCGAGGCAACCAGCAAGCCAGGGGCCGACCCGGATGAGGTTCGCGGCATCATTGGGATTCGTTTGGTTCATCCTGACGACACCCTGATTGTGACGGATGGCGGGCTTTATCCATTGCCGTTGCCACTGCCGTAAGCGGTGAGGAGCCTATATCTGCGTTGAGGCAGACGGAGTGAAGATCAATGGTTGATTACCCCACGACGAAGATAAAGAAGGCGTTGGCCCAGAGGGGTGATTCGTCTGCGGAAAAGACCGCATGGCAAGAATTAATGGAGCGGCACAATACCGTCCCATCAACTCAGGCCCTTCAGGCTCCTGACGTGATCAAGGGCTTCAGCGGTTCCTGGGCTGCGTCCTACGAACTTGGTGATTCCATTCGCAATACGGATCAAGGGGAGAGCCCAGCTCCGGTGCAGTTGCGGACGAACCGCCTTGGTCAGCCCGGCATGGCTGAGATCAACTTTCGTCCCTACGACTATGGGACGACTCGTCACGGAAAGTATGGCCCGTCCCTCGTTGGCCACCCGATCTCCTTCGAGGTAGTTGGGCCGACTCTCAAGAATCGGGACTGCGTCCACCAGTGGATCGTGGACGCTTCTGGTAGTGCGGACGTTCTGGCCCTTGATGCCGTCACAGCGTTGAGCACGACAACATCTGAGGTGGCTTTGCCCGCCACTCAAAACTCAATGGCGGAGATTTACAACCTTGCCGCTATCCCCAATGGGGGCCTGTACCTTGTCGTGAGCATGACGGGTTCTCCAGGGACGATCACAGATGGTATAGGTGGTGTGGGAGATGGGCAGATTGGTGACAGCACTATTGCCCTGGTCCCGCCTAGAGCAGCCATTGTTCCTACCACGGAATCCTCCAAGTATGAGATTTTCCGAGTCACGTCATTCACCACTACCAGCGTGACCCTGGATTCCAGCAAACGGTTGTCGGACTACTTCACATTCAATTCCGCCACAGGCACTCCGGTTATCCGGGCAGTTACCCTGATCAAGCCTGCGGCAACTCGTCTTGTAGCAGTGCCCGGAAGTGGGGCCAGAGGGCTGGAAAAGGTCTTTGCCTTTGTTCCTCCCAAGGTGGCCCTTACCGATGACATGCGGCCCGTTTACACGTCATGGCTCTCTTTGGGCCGGTTTGACCCATGGACGTGTGGCCCGGACATGGCCACGATGATAGCCCCCGGGGGAGTAGGGGTTCCGACTTACTACCCGCAAGATTATGCCCTGCCAGTCCCGAATCCTGTGGCCAAGGGCTTCGGTCGGCTCCAGGGGATCAATGGCGAGGCCACTACGATTCTCGGCATGTCACAGGTGTTGGTTGTTTCTGATGCCTTGGACACCAGTTTCTCTACATTGAACATCGGCAAAATCCTCCGCATTTTCGATGTACGGCGTGTGGGGGATGGGACTTGGGCTACGGGAACTTCTGAAGGTGCTCCTTATGAAGGAGATGCTTCTGAAGACCGGCTACTTGGCTACTTCGAGATCATGGATGCTGGGGTATGGGGGGCTCTGGGCGCTCACTACTATAGCCTACGAGCTGTTTCGCAGTTCGACCCTGAGACGGGCGTGCCCTTCTATTTCAATGGGGACCTGACTCGGATGGCGACCGGCTCCGCAGCCGGTCAGTCCGTGAACCTTCAGTGGACTCTTCATGACCCCATCGAGACGTTGTGGACGGACGCCTACCTGAATCCAGCCAAGTTGGAATCCGCCCGGCTGAAGAACCTCATCGATCCTCGTTGGGCTCGCCCTAGCTTGAAAGCCCGTAGTGGGGCGGCTTTCGGTCATCCATCTTTACCTGACCGGGCAGCATTCAGCACAGCTACCAGCAATGGTGGAGCCCCCGGTAGCAACGCGAACCCCGGTAACCTGATGGATCTGGGGTTTCGGGTGGTCCTGTACCCGGCCCTTGATACGGGCACCGACCTGATCCCCGATTTCGATCACCCCGTCGATTGCAATGAGGTGATCATTGACCCCTTTTCGACGGACACCAACCAGTTCATCGAGGTGGACTACTCAGCCGGTTTGGTGACCCTCTCCCATGCGCCATATCAGGAGGGTCAACTCCTCAGAGACACCGCAATTTGGGGGAACCCGTCCAACCCACGAAACGAAATGGTCATCTTCGCCTCGTGCGTGCCCTTCAGCCAAGAGCCCGGTCAGATGGGGGCCAACCCCAGAGTCACGGGGGGTATCACCCCAACTACTGACAACAACTCTTGTGAGACCCCTGAACAGGCAGATGCTTTTGGTGGGCGCGTCTACTGGCCCGCCACCACGCAGACCCTCACGAGTGGTACGCAACAGTCCATCAGGCTGGACGTGCAACTCTCACCCATCGACATCCCGCCAACGGGTTTTGTGGATGTGGTTCTCGGGACTACTCCAGCGGGTGCCCCCGCATTCACCTCCGTTGCGGGAGAAGACCGGATCTGCACCTTCGGGTACACGCAGGTGGACTATGATAACGGTGGGGGTGGCACCACGTTGACCGGCACCTTCGGTGGTGCTGTGTCGGCATCAACCTACGGTATTGTTGCCGGGGTGACTCCGGCAACGGTGGTTCTCCGCAAGAACATTGTCACGCCCAATACACTCGATGGGACGGCGGGAACGGACTACCGTTTCGACACGACTTATGGGTTTGCCAAGCGGTCAGAGGCCATCCGATTCAAGCACGGGACCATCACATCTGAGACCGACGGTTCCCTGACCATAGACGTGACCAACCCGAAGACGGAGGCTCAGGAAGACCTTTTTGGGGACCTGTTTTCGTCCTGGTGCCTCAGTGGCGGGGTGATGACGACTGTGCTCCCGGCTACTAAGCTGGATTTCACCGCCTGCACGGTTCTTATCGCTGGCGTCCGCTCTGTGCTACCTGCACAGCGGGTGACTCCTTCGTACTCATCCTCCCTTTATATCTACATTGACGGCACCAACCCGAACTGCCCGGTCTATGCCACGACGGCAACCCTGGCCTTGCCGTCATCCAACGACGTGCTCATCGGCCGGTACACGGCATCCGCCCCGAACGTGTTGACTTATTTCGATCTGCGCCAACCCCTCGCAGATATGGACAAGCGGCTGGACATCACGGTCGGTGCCCCCACAGGCCACGCACAGCCGGGCACTGCCCACTTCAGTGAGCTGGCGGACGCTATTCAGTTCGTGGCTGAGACGATGGACCCCGTAGGTGCTGGTGGTGGCGGTGACTATGGGCAGTTCCGCCGCATCAAGGTCATTGGCCCGACTCTCGAAGACGCAACCAAGCTGCCCATTGCCTACCCGGACATCAGCGGGATCATCATCGAGGGTGCGGGGTGGCCACAAGATGGCACTGCTGTTGCTCCTCGTGGAATCCAGTGGGACGACAAAACTGTAGCCCTGTTTGACTTGTCAGACTGCTCCGGTTGGGTTTTCCGTGATCTGGTGTTCCGCAGCCCCGTCACATGGGAGCCAACGAACATCTGGGGTAAAACCCTGTTCGTGGTGGAAACGGGTTCGGCTGAAGACATCCTTTTCGAGAACATTCTCCTTCAGGGCTACGCCCATGGGTTCCTCTACGTTTACACCAGTGCCGCAGACTATGACCGCATCACGTTGCGCAACTGCATCGCTACCGACCTGACGGACTTCGCCGTGCTGGTGGGATCCACTGTGACTGCCAGTTACGGCCTGCGAATCGAGAACTGCCACTTCGAGGTGGAGAAGGGAGTTCTTCGAGAGGTGGCAGCCCTCACTGACACCGGCATCATCCACATCGGAGATAGCGACACAGACGAAACTCACATCTTCGACACGACCCTGATTGGTGGGCAGGTAGGCATCGTCGTTTTTGGTGACAGGGTGTGGATCGACAACTGCCAGATCAGCGACACGGAAACTGCTGGAATCTGGCTGAATCAACCAGATTTCGGGGCCATCCGGTCCTGCTCGCTGGCTCTTGTCCACACGACATTGGGTACTTCGGGACCGGCAACCCCCGCTAAATCTGGCATCTATATGTACCGGCCGGACCAAATCTCGGTTCTGAACAACGGCGTCACCCTGTCTGGGGGCACTGCTGGCGACCAAGCCATCTACATGGAGACCACTGCGGGGCAGGCCAACAAGATCAGTGGCAATGAAACCGATTACGACATCGACACCCAAGGCGATACCGTGATTCGGGACAACACCATCACTGCTGGTGGGATCACCGTCATTGGGGATGATTCAGTCGTTAGCGGTAACGATTGCCCCGCAGGGTTGGCGGTGACTGGGGACAATAACCGACTTGACCACAATTACTCGTCCGCAGGCACTCTGAGCATCACGGGGGATGACAACCTCTGCACGAGTTTCATGTCGGATGCCAGTGTCGGCGGTATCTGGGGGGCTAACAACCGTCTCGTCAGTAGCCGTTTTGATGACACGTTTGTCGTGAGCGGGGCCGATAACGTCCTTATCGGTAACGATTTGACATCGATCCTCATCAATGGGTCGCGGTTGATCGTCAAGGGCAACACCTTGAGCGGGTACATCTTTTCTGGTGGTGAATCTGAGACTAATGCGCCGAACAGCATCATTTCTGATAATGAAGTGGGTTCGTACATCGAAATCGGCAAGGGTAGCGATGACTGCATCATCAGCAACAACAGGTGCGTTGGGCAAATTGCTACAGCACAAGC